GGCAGGCGCACCGCCAGCAGGCGACCGCGGGCCCATTCCGTTCACGAGGCATTCCCATGTCCAACCCGACCTTCGGCATTTCCATCACGCGCATCGACAACGAGCCGCGGCCCGCGGTGTGGAGCGACATGGCCGTCGCCGGCATCATCGGCACGGCGCCCGATGCCGACGCCGAGACCTTCCCCGTCGACACCCCGGTCTTCCTCCATTCCGACGACGCAGCCAAACTGGCCGCACTTGGCGCGGCAGGCACGCTCAAGGACGCGGTCATGCTGATCAACCAGCAGCTTGGCGAGTTCCAGGTCGCCGCCAGGGTCGTCCTGGTGCGCGTGGCGCAAGGCGAGGATGTCGATGAGACGATCGCCAACATCGTCGGCGACGGCGTCTCGACCGGGCTGAACGCCTTCCTCGACGCCGGTCCCCTTCTCGGCGTCATCCCGCGCCTGATCGCAGCGCCGGGCTTCACCAGCCAGCGCGCCGCCGGCGAGGCCAATGCCGTCTGCGCCGTATTGCCGGCGCTCTGTGCGAAGCTTATCGCCCACGCCGTCGTCGACGGCCCGGCGACGAACCTTCAGGACGCGATCGACTGGCGCGAGACGATCAGCTCGGATCGCCTGATCCCGGTCGATCCGGCGGTGAGGACGCTGGTCGGCGGCGTCGCCACCGTCGTGCCGCTGTCGCCCGCCGTGATCGGCGTCGGCGTGCGCCGCGACCACGAGAAGCGGGGCCGGCCGTTCCATGGCTGGGCGAACCAGGCCATACACGGCATCGTCGGCCCGTCGCGCCCGATCGGATTCTCGCTCACCGACGGCGCCACCGAGGGCCAGACGCTGCTGTCGCACAACATCGGCGTGCTCTTGCGCGGCGAGCTCGGCGTCGAGACCGCCATTCAATCCGGCGGCTATGTCTTCGTCGGCACCGACAATGCCGGAGAGGACGATCTCTGGCGCTTCTACAATGTCACGCGCGGACGCGACTATATCCACCTGATGCTGCTCAGAACGCTGCGCTTCTATCTCGGCCGGTTCAACCTCAACGGCCAGACCATCCAGGCGGTACAGAACACCATGGTCATGGCGCTGCGGGATCTGAAGGCCGACAACGACATCCTCGGCTTCGAGGTAAGATTCACCCGCGACCAGAATGCGCCGGAGGAACTGCGGCTTGGCCGCTTCACGGTCAGTTTCGCCGCCGAGGAAGCGCCCGTCCTGCGCTATCTCGCCATCCAGTCCGCCCGCTACCGCCCGGCGCTCGACGCCCTGCTCGCCGATCTGATCTCTGAGGTCGGCGGGATCGCCGGCTGACCGGCAACAGCGAGAAGGAGAGGCTCAGATGAGCACGATCTACATCATGGAAGCCGCCAACCTGTTCTGCGGCGACCACGATCCGACGGCATCCAAACACCTGACGCTGACCGAGCTGCAGCTCCCGGCCCTGCAGGAGATGTACCAGGACCATCATGCCGGCGGCTCGCGCGTCCAGATCGAGGTCGCCGTCGGCATCCAGAAGCTGGAGCCGACCTTCAAGCTCGCCGGCTGGGACCCCGATCTGTTGACCCGCTTCGGCCTCGGCGCCAGCCGCGCAAGCGTATTCACCGCCTATGGCGTGGTGCGCGACAAGCGCACCGGCCTCGCGCACGAGGCGCGAGCGATCATGGAGGGCCGGCTCGGCAAGATCGAGGCGGACAGTTTCCAGCGCGGCGAGATGATGGGCCACGGCTACGCCATCAACGAGGTCATGCATTACGAGCTCTGGTTCGCCGATCGCGAGAAACTCTACTGGGACTTCCATTCGACCGACTGGCGCCTCGACGGCGTCTCCCAGAACGACGACGAGCGGCGCATCCTGCGCATTCCGACCACCGGCTGACAGGAGGACATCATGGCAGGGACGATCGCGATCCGTCTGCGCGAGCCGATCGAACACGGCGGCGCGGTGATCACGGAGGTGACCGTGCGCAGCCCGAAGGTGCGCGATCTGCGCGCCATCGACGCCGGAACAGGAAAGGACGCCTCCGAGTTCGACCGGGGCATCGCCCTGGCGGCGCAGCTCACGGGTCTGGCGCTCGAGGCGGTCGAGGAGATGGGGGCAGCGGACTTCGCCGCCGTCTCGGAGGCGGTCGCGGGTTTTATGCAGGCGGGGCCGGCATCGGCGGGTGGCGCGGCATAGTCGCCGACGTCGCCCATGTGCTGGCGACGCCGATTACCGCCTTCAACGACATGGAATGGACCGAGCTGTTGCTCTGGCACGAGGAGGCGCGTCGCCTGAGCGGTGCCAGGCGGTGACTTGACGTGGGGATGAACCAGCATGGCAAGCCTGACGTCACAGCTGATCGTCTCGCTGGTCGACAATGTTTCGGCTGCCGCGAAACGGGTGTCGGGCAGCCTGACCGGCATCTCGCGGACCGTTCGCGAGGCGAATGCGCGCCAGCTGTCGCTTTCCGAGCGGCTCGGCGCCGCGATCGCCCGCAACGACCGGGCTCTCGAAGGTGCACGCGGCCGCATGGCCGAGAGCATCGGCACCTTCTATGCGCTGCGCGCCGCCATCTCCCAGCCGATCGAAAGCGCCAAGGCCTTCGAGAGCCGGCTTGCCGAACTCGGCGCCAAGGGCAATTTGTCCGCGCGCCAACTGGACAGCATCGGGAGGGCGGCCCGCCAGACCGGCGAGGAGGTCAACCAGTTCGCCTCGACGATCGTCGAGGCGCAGGATTTCCTCGTCGGCATGGGCCTCGACGTCGAACGGTCGACCAGGGCCATGCCCGCCATCGGCAAGGCGGCGACCGCGACGAGAGCCAGCATCCTCGACCTGTCGAAAGCGGGCTTTGCCGCCATGTCGAACCTCGCCATCGCGGCCGAGGATCTCGGCGGCGCGATGGACGTGATGGCGCTCGCCGGCAAGGAGGGCGGCTTCGAGCTGCGCGACATGGCGCAGTACCTGCCATCGATCACGGCGCTCGCCTCGGCCAAGGGCATGTCCGGAATGGACGGCCTGTCCGACATCGCCGCCGCCCTGCAGATCGTGCGCCGTGGCGCCGGCGACAGCTCCGAGGCCGCCACCAACTTCATGAACGTGCTGCAGAAGATCAACGCCAACGACGCGGCGGCGAAGTTCGCCAAGGCCGGCATCGACATCAACCAGGTGCTGAAGGACGCCGTCACCAATGGCGCAAGTCCGCTGCAGGCAGCGCTCGAGGCCATCCACCGCTACATCGACGGCGACATGTCGAAGCTCGGAACGCTCTTTGCCGACGCGCAGGTGCAGAAGGGCCTGATCCCGCTCCTGAACGGCATGGAGGACTATGTGGCGCTGCGCGCCCGGGCCGCGGGGGCAACCGGCATCATCGATGCCGACTTCGCACGCATGATGGAGACGAGCGCCGAGAAGGCCAGGGCCTTCGAGATCGCCATGGGGAACCTGAAGACCAGCATCGGCACCTCTCTCATCAACGCCATCAACGGCCTGAACACGGCGCTGCTGCCGCTCGTGCGCACGCTCGGCGATCTCGTCGACCGGCACCCGAAGGTCGCCGCCGCACTTCTCGGCCTCACGGCCGGCTTCATCGCGCTGAAGGCGGCGGTCAATGCCGGCCAGTTCCTGGCGCTGACCGCGCGCGGCGGCGTGCTCTCCGCGCTTGCCTTCTCGATCGACACGGTCGGCGCCAGCCTGTCGCAGCTCGGGGGCGGCGCCGCGGAAATGATCCGCCTGCGGACCGCGCTCGCCGGAATGCAGGGGCTGCACCTGACCAACTGGCAGACCGTTGCCGCTGGCATTCGTGGCATGGTCCTGGCGATCCCGGGCGCGTCCGGGGTCGCGACCTTGCTCACCGGTATCGTCGCCGCGGTCGGCGCGATCTCCGCGCCCGCCTGGCTGGCGATCGCGGCGGCGGTCGTGGCGGTCGGCGCCGCCTGGAAATACTGGGACCGCATCGCCGCCATCCTCGGTGGCGTCGCGTCCGCCGTCAGCGACCGGCTGCGCCCGGCCTTCGACTGGCTTGACGAACAACTCGCCTTCCTGCAGCCGGCTCTGACGGCGGCGAGCGATGCCTTCGGCGCGCTGGCGAGCGGGCTCGCGACCGTCGCCGATGCCGTCTCCGCCTTCTTCGGCTCCGATCTCTTCAGCCAGGAAGTGCTGAGCGAGGAGGAAAAGGCGCGGATCGCGCGGAGCGCCGCCGACATGACGAACCGCATCCTCGACGGGTTCGCCGGCCTTGTCACCGGCCTTCATCAGGCCGGGGCCGAAGCCATCCAGGCGCTCTGGGACGGCATGAAGTCGGTCTTCGACGGCCTGATCGCCTGGGTCGGCGAGAAGACGTCGGCACTGACGCAGCCGCTCGCGGGCATTGCGGGGCGCGTCAGGAACCTGTTCGGTGGCGGATCGGCATCGAGCGATGCCCAGTCTGTCCCGGCCCGTGCCGCCGGCGGCCCGGTCTCGCGCGGCTCGACCTATCTCGTCGGCGAGAAGGGGCCCGAACTCATCACCGCGACGCGTGCCGGCTACGTCAATCCGGCCGGCAGCGCCCGCCCGTCGATCACGGTCGCGCCCAGCTTCACCTTCAACGCCATGAGCGCCACGGACGCCGGCGTCATCGAGGCCGCGGTCCGGCGCACGCTTCACGACGAGGTGCAGGAGATGTTCCGCGGCGTCTACGCCGATGCCGGCATGAGGTTTGCGTGATGCTGATGATGATCGGCCCCGTTCGCTTCGAGGTGGCGCCATTGAACGCGACCGGCTTCGGGCATGCCCATGCGGCGGACTTTGCCGAGAAGCCGGTCGTCGGCACGCGGCCGCCGATGGAATTCGTCGGTGCCGGCGCCGAAAGCTGGACGATCGAGGCAAAGCTCTTTCCGCACAGGTTCGGCGGCCTCGGGGACCTCGAAAGGCTCGCGGAGGTCCGCGCCTCCGGCCTGCCGCAATACATGATGCGCGGCGACGGCGCGCTGATGGGCTGGGTCGTCGTCACCGGAATTTCCGAGAAATCATCCTTTCTCGACGGCAGCGGTCTCGGCCGCGTCATCGCCGTGACGATCACTGTCCAGCGCTGCCAGGGTCCCTCAGCCGGCGCCTATTTCTCGATCCTTTCGGGAGCGATCGCATGAGCACGATCAGGGAGACCGTCACGGTGGAGGGAGATGC